GATGGTCTGCAGTTGGATCTGCATGACCTGACCCAGCATGGCCGTCTTCTGCTCTTCCCTGCCAGTGCCGAGGCCGACGTTCACGGTCGCGTCCAGCTCGGTGTCCCACACGCGAGGGTCCATCGGGACGTAGGTGCCGTTGATCCGCAGCATCTCGGCCTTGGTGCTGTGCTTGGCCATCAGCTTCAGGATTTGCCGGAAGAGGCGGCGCATGCCCGTGTAGGCGAGGTTGGACACCATCACCTCGACCTGCCCCGCAGCGGCGCTCACGGTGGCCGTCACGGCGGCTCTGGTGGTCGATTGCAGGGCGTCGGGGTCGAGGCCCATGCTGGCGCGGGTGACGCCCGTCTTCATCTCAACCATCTGGTCGATGTACTGCAGCGCGGGCAGGGTCTGGCCAGCGACGAAGGGGACAGTCAGATCGCGCAGCATGCCCGGCTGGTTGACGCGCACGACGGCACCGATCTCGTTATTGAGCAGGTCGTCCATCTCGACCTGACCCTTGACGGCCTCGGTGCGCGGGTTGTTGGTCATCATCACGTTGTCGAGGATGCCACGCGTCACAGCCGTCGCTGCGTCTTGGTCAGGCTCAACGATCTCGACGAGGCTACGACCAAAGTAGGTGTGCGGCTCGGGGTCGATGTGCCAGCCAGCGAAGGGGTGGTCGTCCACAGGCTCGTAGGACAGCAGGCGGTTCGCGGTGCCGCCCATGAGGAACTTGTGCAGGACGGGCATGCCCGTGCCGTCAACGTCCACGCGCATGTAGGCTTCCGAGATCATGACCTTCTTCATGGACGGGTCTTCGGCGTTCTCGTCCTCATCGCGCTGGATGGGGTAGCGGCGGCGCTCCTCTTCTTCCTGATCTCGCATGTCAACGGTCGAGCCGTTGTCCAGTTCCATGACCTTGTCTTCGTCAATGCCCATAGCAATGACGTCGGCTGCGCGCATCTCGGTGCGGTGGCCGATGACGTAGAAGTCCTCGTCACTGCGAGCGTTGCGGTCAACGAAGAAATCCTCGGGCGGGATCGTGTCGATGCACAGCTTGCCCGCCGGATTGCGGCGGATGACGCGCACGTCGTAGAGCTGCGGCAGCTCGGCTGGCATCTGCGGGAGCTGCGAGGGATCGACGGGCTGGCCCATTGCGGCGGCCTGCTGTGCCTGTGCCTGAGCAGCGTCAACTTGCTCCTGCATCATGCGAATGGTCTCTTCGTCTGGCCGCTGCTCGACGCGCACGATCTGGGCACCCGGAGATGCTTCGATTGCCTGATACTGCGCCTCGTCCAGATCGGTGAAGTCGTAGACCTTCGGGTTGTCGTACTCGGCCCAGTAGGCCTTGGTGAAGCCAGTGATGCTCACCAGAGCGTCGTGGGTGACGTCGCGCAGGATCTGGAAGCCGTTGTTCTGGCGGAACTTGGCTGCGGCGTAGATGCTCGCCTGCTCCATGCTGGCCACGTCTTCCGGGCCGCTCGGGATAAACTCCACCGGGCGCTCAGACGTCATAAACACGCGCTGGATCGACGGCTTCACGGCACGCACAGTGTCGCGGCACTTTGTCGAGACGATGGTGCTGCGACCCTCCTCCTCGCCAATGTCGACTTCGCCGTTGAAGTACCGCTGCGATTTGATGCGGCGGTCGGCGATCTCGTCTGCGATGAAGGTCACGGCCTCGTCGATGGCCGTGCCGACGATGTCTTCGATCTGGTCCTCGTCGAGCGGCTTGAATACGCCGTCGTCCTCTTCGGGTTCGATTTCGATCTCGAAGCCTTCGAGGACAAGCTCCATCTCGTCATCGGTCGCCAGCTCGACGTCGGGGCCGTAGTTTTCGCGCTTTGCCATGTTCAGTCATTCCCCGAAGGATTGTCGATCATCAAATTCAGACCCTCTGGCGATGCGGCTGCATTAGCGCCGACCGAAGCCAGATACGTCTTGATGGCTGCAGCCAGACGCTCCTGACCCTCTGGCGACAGCCCCTGCCGCGACAGCATGCTGCGGTACAGGTCCATCGCGCGCCGCTGCTGTAGGGCACCTGCGGCAGTGTTGGCTGCCAGCCCGGTGGCCATAGTTCCGCCAGCCACTGCGGCACCCATCGTGGCGTTCCCGGTAAAGCTGGTGACCAACTGGTACGGCAGAGCGCCAGACGCCGCAAGGGACACGATACCCTTCGGAGCCAGACGCCCAATGAAGCGCAATGAGTTTTCAAGCGGGCCGCCCTTAGCGATCATGTTGATCTCTTCGATCTCCGCTGGCGTCCAGCCCACCTCTTGCCCCTTGGCGATCTTGATGGCCAGTTGCCGAAACTCGCTGCGGATGGCGTTCTCAAGCCCAGATTGAGAGAACTGCTGCGAGCGGATGCCAGACACGTCAAGCATACGCTCAATGGTGTCTGCCTTGGCTGCGCGATGGTACAGATCGTTTGCCGTGGCAATCTCTGGCGCGTAGGTGGACGTGACGGTGTCAAATTCGCGCAGGATCCGCTTCAGCATGGTGCCTTCGCTGGTGCCAGCGGCATCCTTTGCGCGGTTTGCGATGCCCTGACGGACGGCGAGCAGTTGCGCCCCAGTCATGCCGCTCTGGCTGTACTGCTTTAGGTCGGACAGGACGCTGGCCACCTTGGTGTAATCTGCGTCGATGCTGCCGTCTGGTTTAATGATGCCCTGCTCGTCGATCATGCGGAAGGCGCGGTCGTAGATCGGGTACACGGCCTGCGGCTGGACACTCAGGCCGCTGACGCGCTGGTCGTTGTACATGTCGCCAGCCATGTCCTTCATGTCGCGCGCAGATGCCGCAACAGGCTTCGGAGGCGTGGCAAGCCGCTCCGCAAGATTGTAGCCGCCAGCGCCAGCACCGCCGCCGATCACCTGCGCGATGATCTCCGCCGTCCTGTTGCCCGGCATGGCCTCTTGTGCCGCAGACGCGCCAAGGCCGCCGCCAGTCGCGGCTGCAAGTTCGGTGGCCGAGTATTTCACCGGGGCGGCCTGCGCGGCGCGCGAGACGTCGGCGGCAAGGCTGCCAGCGACACCGGGCTGCGCGCCAGTGCGTGCGGCTGTCGTCAGGACGCGAGCGCCAGCCAGCGGCAGCGCAACAGCCATTGGTGCCGCTCCGCCGATCTCCTGCGTCGTGCGGCGAGCCACACGTTGCGCCGCAGTTGTGGGTGGCGGTGTGTTGCGGATAGCTTCCCCGCCAGAGATCACGTCAAGCAGATTGCCAAGGCTCCGGCTCCCGCCGACCGGGTTTTGGATGGGTTCGACCCCGAACACCCCGAGGCCTTTGTTGATGGCAGCCGTGGCAATATCCACAGGCATACCAGCGCCAGCGGCCAGCCCCTCGTACAGGCCCGTCAGAGCCTGCTCGCCGACATTGGTGGACGGCTTCGGGCGCATGGCCTCTGCCATCTGCATAAGCTCGTTATACGCAGCATCTTTCCCCGCCGCTTTGGCTCTTGCTGCAGCATCCAGCAGTTGTTTTTCGGTGTATGCCATTGGGCTGACCCCTGTGTTACGGCTGGATAAACGACTCGGCCTCGGACGACAGGCCTGATGCGGGTGCCGCCCTGAAGTTTGCCAGCGGGTTTTGACGATCCATCAGAAGCTGGAAGGCGTCGGCCCGGCTGATCTCCCCGGCGCGCAGACGCTGCACGATGGCTGCACCTTCTGCATCGTACTGAGCAATGGCCTTCATCGTTCCGATGATGATCGCATTGCCGCCGGGTTGGTTGATGATGCGCGGCAGAGACTGCTTGAAGAGCGCAAGGTCGGCGTCCGACATCGGACCTGAGCCGGGTGCGCGCTGCTCGGGCACCAAGGAATTGATAATCGCCTGCGCCGCCGTGATGGCATTGCCGCCCTCGGTGTTGATGCCGATCTCGTTGGCGAACTGCATGAGGGCCGCCTCTGCGCCGCCCGGAGACGATTGCAGGAGCTGGTCGAGCTGCTCAATGCGCCCGATGTTCCGCGTTGCCTGCAGGCCAGTGGAGAACACTGTCCCCAGAAGCTCCGCGTCAGACTTTGCGAAACCTTCCTCAAACTTGCCGCCGCCGCTCATGTCAATGGTCGTGCCGCCAGCGCCAGCGCGAGCCAGAGCCTGAGCCTCTTCCGGGGTCTTGCCCTGAGACAGCCAGTATTCGTAATTCTGGATCATGGCCGTGCGGTTGTCGGCGGCAGGCGTCATCGCCGTCGCCACGGCAGTCTTGGGGTCGATAGCGCCAGTCATCAGAGCCTGCGCCAGATCATCGCGCCCCTGAGACATCAGCCACTGAGCCGTGCGGTTGGCCGTCTGCTCGCCTGCGCGCCGCTCTTGGCGCACTTGGATCATCTGCGCGAGGTTCGGGTCCGGGTCCATGCGAAGGCTGTTGAAGGCCAGCGCCATGCGGTCCAGAAGCTCACCGCTCTGGAAGTCGCGCTTCAGCCGCTGGCCAAAGGTTTGCGGCTCTTCCTGCATGTCAAATAATCCCATCGGCATCGCGCCACCTCCGTTATTGCCAGCGGATGCTGATCCGCCGCCACCCTTGCCCCATGCTTCCCACGCGCCGGGGCCTTGGTTCTGATAAATCCACATGCCGATCTGATCTTGCAGCTCTGGCGTCATGCGCTCGGTGCCCTTCAGGCCGAGGCCCTGTTTGGCGGCCCGCAGTGTGGTGCCCACAACTTGATAGGCACCCATTGGGGTAGCCACGCGCCCGATCTTGTTCTTGACGCTCTGCCCGTACGCGCCAGACGGGTCGGCGAATTGCAAGGCCTGATCGACCGTCATGTCTGTCAGGTTGAAGCCCTCGAACTGCCCGCCGGGGCGGTTGGCATAGCCAAAGAGAGCGTTGTAATCCCCGCCACTTTCGCCGGGGAATACGTTGCGCTTCAGTTGCTCGGGCGTCATGACCATTTAGACCTCAAAGCCAGCCGAGCGGCGAGCGCGATCCATGAGAGGACGCAGCACGCGCTTAAGAGCAGGCACCTTGCGGACGACGCCAGCGAAGGCTTCGCCGTGCTTGGAGTAGGCGTCGAACAGCCAGTCTGGGGCTGCCCCAAACATCCACGCGCGGAACTGCTGCCAGCGGTCGTCCTCCGGGCCGTAGACCTCGCGCGCCACCCAGCAGATTTTCGGCAATACGCTCGCGCCAGCGGCCAAAAAGTCAAACAGCCCCGGTTTGCTTGTCTGCGTCGTCGTGTTCTGTCCCATGTTCGCGCCAGACACGCCAGCAAGCTGGGTATTCAGCGCCGCCGTGGGCGCGCCAGTGAAGCCGCCGTACTGGCCCCTTACCGCGTCGATGAGGGCTTGGTTCGTCTGCTGGCCGAGGAGGCCTTGCGCCGCCTGATCCTGAACCGTGGTGCGGCCCATATTGAAGCCCATGTTTGCAAGGTTGCCGAGTTGGCCAGCGCCGGACAGGCGAAGGTTGGCCGCGTTCAAGCCTGCGCCCTGATTGGCAATCCCCGCCTGCAGACCAGTCGATTGGTTGGCCATCGCTGCCTGCAAAGCTGCAGACTGGTTCATGCCCTGAGCCTGCAGCCCGGTCGCCTGACCAAACTCCTGAGAGCGGGCGAATGCGCCTTGGTTCGCCAGAGCAGCCTGAAGCTGATTTGCGACATCCTGCTGAGACGCGCCGAGGGCGGTCTGGAAACCCTGCTGGCGGAGTTGAGCCGCAAGCTGGCCGCCCTGCTGGGCGAAGGCGCGGTTGGTCTCTGCTTCAGCGATGCCCTGACGGGATCCGCCAAAAGCGCCAGCCGCACTCGCCTGCGCGCCGAGTTGGTTTTGCTGCATCATGCGCTGGCGTTCGAGATCTGCCATCGACGTGTCGATGACGTTCTGCGTGTACGGGTTTATGTACTGATTGATGCCGCCGAGGGCCGCCTGCGCCGCCACATCCTTCGGTGTGTATCCGAATGTCGTGCCGACGCGCTCTGCGGAAACATTGCTCGCCGCGACCTGTTGCGGGGTATAACCCATCGCAGCCTGCGCGCCGCCCATTGCGTTGGTCAGCCCGGTTGCAGACTGCTGGAACACGTTCGGCTGCGCTGGCGCGGCTGGCTGGGGCGCGCCGCCCTGAGCCGTTGCTTGGCCTGCAGCCTGAGCAGGCATCTGGGCGTTAGCTTGGGTTCCGCCGCCAGAAATTGTTGACGAAAACGAAGGGATGCCGCCAGCCGGGATGCTTCCGGGCGATATCTGGCTGGAATAGTTGCCCATCAAGCCGCCCTGAGACGGACCAGCTTGCGCTGCCATCTGGCTGCCAGCCTGAGTTGGCGTCTGTCCACCCTGCATGGGCGCACCGATCTGCATCATCATTGAGGACTGAGAGCGATTACCTGCTGGAGCGTTTCCAGTAGGCATCTGCCCCCCCTGCATGGGCGTGCCGCCCTGAATAGCCATCTGGCTGCCAGCCTGAGTAGGCGCGCCCCCTTGAAACGATGCCGCCATGTTCTGTGCCAGTTGTTGCGGCGTCATGGTGTTCTGCATGGGCGTGCCGCCCTGAACGGCCATCTGGCCGCCAGTCCCAGTCGGCATCTTGACGTTGCTTGGATTGCTTCCACCAGCCATTATTTGCGACCTCCCATGCCGCCGCCATCACGTCCGATGGGGCCGACGCTTGAAATTTTTCCGCTCATCGGGTCAGGCAGGCCAAAGGAGCCTGTCCCGCCACCAGACGGCCTGTTGCCACCAGACATTGCAGGGCGACCATCACGGCCAAAGTCACCACGCTGGCTGTTTGCAGTTGGGGCGGTGGTCGCCTGATTCGCAGGCTGCGACGCGTCTTGCGTTGGCATGCCGCCATAAGGGGCCGCAGGCGGCGCGCCAGTGATCGGATCGATGAACGGCGCACGCAGAGCATCATACTGCCCCGGAGCGCGGCGCTGCAGCTCTGCGAGGGCTTGGTCATACATGTCGCCGGACGAGTAGGCCATCATGCCGCCGTAGTTCTGAGCTGTCGGCATGCCTGCCATCGGATCGGCGGTCGGCAGCCCGAAGGCAGACGCTGCCGTGTTTGTCCCCTGCATGGAGGCGATCTGCATCGGCGTCAGTGCGGCCACATCCGGCCCATAATACGGCGTGTAGCCGATCTGCGCCGTCGCGTTGGCCCGAGCAATATTCTGCCGGGCTGCATCTTCCAGCCATTGTGGGATTGTGACTTCGGTTTTCTTACTGCCGCCGCCCATTAGATCTTCCTTTCCATCACGATCATGACCGGGGTGAAACCGTGCCTTCCCAGCACTCGCTCCCAGCCCTTACGGCCTGACATGGTAAGGCCAGTGCATCCTTGCGTCCTGCCCCATTCCGCTACGCTGTCGATCCCGTTGGCAATCTCTTCAAGGTCGCCACCAGCAAGGAAAACGTGCAACACCTTCTTTCTATCATACTGAATGATCTCTGTCACGGCACAGCTATTTCCGTAGGGCCAGATTTGCATTCGGCCATCTAGGATAGCTTTTTCGACGTCTTCGTAGACGTGAGTGCCGCCGCTGTACTCTAGCGCGGCCTCAATGTGCGGTCTGTTGGCTTGAATGATGTTCACGCCCTGATCCTTGTGATTGCCATCGTCACAGACGGCGACCCCGGAGCGTATGACGTCGCCGCATGCGCCTCAAGGATGCCGCTGGTGCTGTCCGTGGCCCACATCACATTCAAGACATCTCCAGCGTCAAGGTCAAAGATGGCAGAGCGAGACACGACAATGGTTGCGCCGTTATTGTGCAGGCTGGCGACGATGGTGGACCCTGTTACGTCAACAGTGTTCAGGCGCGGCCAGAACCTAAACTCGACCGTGCTGGACGATGAGCTTGCGATCTGAGCCGTAAAGGAGATTAGATAGAGGCCGCCCTCTTGGAAGGTAATTTCAGTCGCTGGCGTGCCTGTGACTGTGATCCCGTTTGCGCTTACGACATCGAGTGCGATCTTGTAGGCCGTGTTGGCCGCCGCTGCCGTAATGTTCACGTCTTGATTAAGGACAGCCGTGCCATCGGCCAGAACGATCTGACGCCAAACGCCATCCCTTGATACGACGGGATAGCCACCAGCCGGATCCCAAAGGATGACGCCGTTCTCAGTCGCCGACGCGCTGGCTGGCTTGAATTGCAAGCGAGACGCCACGCGCTGCAGGTAGCTCACGATGTTCTGCGCCCAGACCTGAATGTTGGCCGTGACTGGTGGCGGTGTGAAGCCGTAGCTCATCGACGGCCACCCGGCACGGCGTCAAGCCGCATCACGCCGACCCGCCAGTCTGCCATCCTCGCCCCCTCGACGCGCATTTGCACTTGACGCCCTGTAAACCGCACGCTGGTCGGGTTGCCCATCGTGAACGGCCCGTACTCGCGCAGCGTATCATTCGGGTGGAAGCGCGTCTTGAATGTGGCCGTCACGTCGCCCTGCGTCTTCTCGTCCGGGATAAGCATGGTCGCAGCCATCACATTGTCGCCAGCGCCCAAGCTGATCGGCCCGCTCTCGGCGAACACCTCCGCGCCACCGTGCGAATATCCATACTCATGGTCATGCGACACTCCAGAGGCGTCGAACCAGATCGGGTTGCGGAACAGGCCGCCGTCAATGGCAGCCGTTCGGGAAATGGAACCGACGGACCAGTGTTTTTCTGCATAGTTGAACACGACATATTTGTCGTTTTCGTTCGATGCCGATGACGGGTAGAACCACCAGATTTCGTTGAATGACTGGTTGCTGACGGCGTAAATCTTGGACTGCTGGGCTGGGTTCATGTCGCCAAAAACGTAGTCTGCCACCTCGCACGGCAGGTCAGCCACAGCGCCGCCGGAGTAGACATGGAAGCCTCGCTTGCCCATCCAAAAGACGCCTTCGTCCACTACGGCAGCCGCACGCCGAGATACGACGCCGCACGCCGAGCCGACACGTTCGAAACCGTAAACAAACGGTGGGCCTTGATATGTGGCCGAGTGCGCGTCTTGGTCCGTGATAATCAGCGTTTGCCCGCGCGTGCGGATGCCAAGCATGATCTGGCCAGACGTCTGCAGCTCAATGTCGCCAGCCTCGTTTGTGGCGAGTGGTGCCCACGTCGTGTTGTCTTCACGGTCTGACCACTGGACCTTGCGAGGGTTGCCACCAGCCCCCAAAGCAAACAGAAAACGCTCTGCTGTCACGACCAGAGACAGATTATCTGTCGGCGCATTGGCGATAGCTGCCGCGTTGTTTGCCGTGTTCAGATCCCACTCAAGCAGACGGCCATCGGCGACAGAGCATGCGACAAGCCGCTCGCCCCAGTTGTCGAGCGCCCACGTCGTGGCCTCACTGTATGAGCCAATGTCCGGGCGTGGCGTGCCGTAAGTGTACTCGCCATACAGGCTTGATCCGTAGCCCGTCTTCAGCAAGGCGTTCAGATTTCCGGCCACCAGATCTGTCGGGCTAATATCGGTGACCGTTCCGCCAGCGTTTACAGACTTCAGTGCATTGTGAAAGCCGACGGCATAGCGTCGGCTGCTGGCAAGATCGCTCCAAGCCAAGGCTGCTCTGGGCGCGGTAGATCCGACAGTGTCGCGCGCACGCCAGCCACCGACGGGCCGCATGGTGCCCTCGACCCAACGGACGAGATTAGCGTCATACCAGCGATTGCTGGCCTGATACTCGGTCCCGTTGCGGTAGACGCCGGGCGGAAGCTGAAGCGGGATAAGCGGCATGGCAATCTCCTGATGCGCCGATATTACATCATGCGAGCAACTTCGCCAACGGTTGGCTTATTCATTACGGTCTATGGGGTCAAGCGCGCGCAGGACAAGCCCGTCCTGCTTGTGGAAGGTGATAGACTGCAGCGCGCGCCTCGCGCCGTAACCCATGCCAGCGGCGTAGGCGTCTGGCGGGCAAAAGGCGCGCAGGCTCTCATAGCGCAGCGGCCCGAGATCTTTTGCCTGATCGTGGTGGACGTGGCCTGTAAGGTAGTGTCTGTGGCGCGTTTGCGACCAAAACGGGCAGATATCCGACAAGTACAGCGCCATTTGCTGCGGCTTACCTTTGTCGCCGTGGTGGGCGAAGATCGCGCATTTGCCCCACTGCATCATGAACAGATCGCGTGGCTCTTTCTCGACCGTGATCCGAGGCTCGCTGCGGTAACGCTCGGCCAGCGCGAAGTTCAGCGTCATGCTGGAGTGCGGGTCGTGGTTGCCACGCAGGACGCGCACCAGCACGCGTGAGTGCTTTTGCAGGAGCTGGTGGACGGTCTCCGCAATGATGCCGATGCCGACGTCGAGAACCTTCCAGAAGCGCCCGTCAACATCAAGCCTGTGGCGGTTGGCTGGCGTCTCGGCTCTGGTGTCGTCGCTGTGGAAGTAGTCGCCGCCGATCAGCAAGATTGCCTGCTCGGCGGCGGGCGTGAGCGCAAGCACCTTGGCGAATGCGTGCCGCATGTCTTTTGCTGCGTGCGCCAAGTCATAGTCCTGCGCGCCAGTCTCTCGCCCCCAAGCCAGCATGCCGACGTGGGCGTCCATCAGCGGATAGACGGCGCACAGGTCCGCCATGACGGCTTCTGGGGCCACCACAGGCTCGGCGGGGACCATGCCCTCCAGAGCCGCTCTTATGCGCTCTGCGACGGCCTCTGGAGCCTCGCCCTCGGGGCGCAGCATGACGGAATAGCCCGGCTCATCGTCTTTGGCCGGAACCTTCACCCACGCCAGCGACGGCAGCATGCTGGTGCCGACGGCTGCCATGCTGTCAGCGATGGCGGGATCGACGGTGTATTGCTTGCGCGTTTCGGCATCATGCCCGGCCCTATCAAGCATGCGCTGAAGATCCCGGCGGTTGATGCCAATCTCTTTGGCTGCAGCGGTCACGTTCCCGAGCCGCTTGTAAGCCTCGACGGCCTCTTGCTGTCTAGGTGTCATATCCGCAGCCCGCGTCAACCAAGCGGATCAGATGCGCGCCCGTGATAACCGATAGAGGCCCACCATCGTGCGCCAATGCCGCCGCATGATCCGTCCGCGCCGTTTCGGTCCCGGCGCAGATCGCATCAGTGCTTGCCACGCTCGCGCAGCCAGTCACGGGCAGCGTCAGCATCAGACATGCGGCCAATCTCATCCATGCGCTTTCGCGTTTCGACATAGCCCTCAAGCTCCTCTTGCTTGGCGTCGGCCTGAGCCGACTTTCTGCCGCCAAACCAGCTTGCTGCCAGCGCGGCCACGATGAGGCCAAACCCCATCGCCCACATTTTCAGGCGTGCGAAGATCATGCTTCACTTCCCCAAGGAATGCATTTGTATGACACGACCTCAGACAGGCCGTACTGGTCCTGAACGAATGTTACGTTTTCCTCAACGGACGCGAAACATTCTTCCTCTGTTTTGGTGACCGGTCCGCTCATGGCAACGCACATCGTGCCGTCGCAGACCAGAAGCACCAAGGACCAGATCATCTCACGCCCTCCGCCCACTTCTTCAGGCGCTCACGCATGACCCACAGGGCCGCCAGCACGACGACGCCAGCGAATACCAGCGCGACGATCTGAGCCGTGCCATCCAGAGCGCCGACGGCAGCGATGCCAGCGCCAGCGCCGGATGCGACCTGCACGGCAGACGCCTGCATGGTAGTCGATTGTGCCACATTGGTGCGGCCATCGTACTCACCCCCGACAGGCGTGAGGAACAGCTTGCGCTCGGCCTCGCGGCGGCGCGTCAGACCCTTCAGCACCTTGCCGCCCGCCTTGTTCCAAAGGAGCAGAGCGTTGGCAGCCTTGGTCTTGTCGCCCTCGTTGAACAGGCGCAGGGCGGATGACTTACGGAATGCGCCCGGCCCGATGTTGTATGCCAGAGACACAAAAGCCCCGAACTCATTTTCGTTGATCGGGGCGGTGATGGCATCTTCGATCTGGCTGGCGAATTTCTCTAGGGCCGCGTGCAGGTAGCCCTCGGCGTCGCTGCGCGTGATCGTCATGCCATCCTTCGGCGTGATACCGACGTTGGCGGCAGCCGTGGTGCCGTAGCCAATGGTCCAAACTCCAGCCGGGCACTTGTATGCCTTTGCGCTGAAGCCCTCAAACTCCTTAACCAGATCGACCGTCGCTCGGTTGATTTTCATTTGCGGAGGCTCTCTTCGATCTTGTCCAGCTTGTCAAAAACCTTCTGGATCAAGGTCTGAAGGTTCTTCATTTCGAGATCATGCGCCTTGGTGGTGGCCGCCGCTTGGGCCTTCAAGACCTCAATGTCGGTTGAATGGCCTTGCTGCTTTAGGTGCATGAGCCAGACGAAACCAGCCACCGGGGCCACGATCCACTTCATGACAGTTTCGACAACGTCCATCTCTGCTACTCCGGCTTAATTGGCCAAGTGACGCTGCGCGGGAAGCCAGCCTGAGCCGTGACATCGCGCAGTGCTTTGCGATACGACGCCCACGCCGCCTTATCAACGGGTGCGTCTGCAATTTGGGTCCAGTCACAGCCAGCCAGCAAAGTGTCGCGCTCTGATCGCACTTCCGCCGCCTTTTCCGCCAGCCATGCTTCGGTCTCCTCTGGAGTGGCTGGCATTAGGGAAAATGTAGAAAACCACTGCTGGCCGTCCCATTTTGGCTGGTCAGGTATACATATTTGCGTGGCCGGGTCGTACTGCGGCTGTTCTGGGTACAATATTGCGAACACCCCAAACTGCTTCAGAATTTCGTCCGTCAAATGCGCCGGGAACGACACATTAGGATTATCTGCGCGCAGCTTGTCTGGGTGATACGGGTAGTCAAGAATGACCCCATCACGCGCCCGGACATAGGTATATTCCAGTGCCATCTTTTGCATCCTTTCTGCCATTACCACCATGCCCTAGCAGCCGAATTACCTCCGACTGCCCCAAAATACCCACCACCTTTGCCACCACCGCCACCACCACCCCCTTGACCACCTCGGCCACTTACAGTGCCGTTAGTCGCAAAACCGTCTCCTGATCCGGCCTGCCCGCTAGTGCTACCAGAGGTTCCGGGGTCTTTGGTGCCTGTTCCGCCACCACCGCCGCCAGACGCCCCTCCAGCGCCTGCGCCACCAGAGCCAGCACTACCGTTGTTGGCGACTGTTGACGCCGCACCAGCAGCGCCAGCACCACCAACACCAGAAAATCCGCCAGCCCCACCGCCGCCGCCGCCAACAAGCTGAAGCGTTGTGGAGCTTGATGTCGTTCCGTTTCCACCCGCCCCGCCGCTAAACGCCGATCCACCCGACGCAGTGCCTCCAGCGCCACCAGTCCCCGGAGTGGTTCCTGTAGCTGCCGTGCCGTTTCCGCCCCTGTTGGCAGAAAGCACATCTGTCCCGTTAAGCGCCAAAGACGCTCGTCCAGTGCTGGCATTAGTTGTAATATTAACTTGCCGCAGGCCAGTTAAAGCAATAGACGCAGAATAAGCGTGTCCACCTCCGCCACCGCCACCGCCACCGCGATATCGGCCATCTGTCCCCGTCGCGCCGCTGTTGCCGTCGCCACCACGCCCAACTACAGCGCCTCTGATTGACGTATACGGGCCGGGAATGACCGCGTTCACGCTGAACGAGGTGTCGAAAGAATTCACAAAGATCGTGCGAATAGTGGTCGTGCTGTAAGAGTACCCAACGCCATTGACAGTAACCGTGGCGGTGGTTGTGGCGCTAACTCCGATACTCCCAGCAGGTGTTACCTGCCGAACAGATAGAACGTCTCCGGGGACTATAGTGCCGGGAGAGTTTGTCCACGCCCCGCTATTTACGCGGTACTCAGGGCTGTTTCCTCCGCCAACCGTCACGGGGATGGCACCAGAGCCGCTCGAATAGGTCAAAGACGTAGGAGACTCTGTTATAATTCCGCCTGCAAACTGTGCAGTCGTGCTAAAACTGCCAGTTATGACTACTGGAGTAGGAGGCGCGGGTGGCGCTGATATAGATGCGGCGAGCAGTTTAGCCAGCATTATGCGTCTCCCACGCGCGCGCCGTACAATGTAGAACTGACCTTCCAGAGGATGACGACCGTAAATCCACTTGAATTTAGCGTTGGGGCCACGCCTCCGTTGGTCTTCCACGTCACAGACGGCCAGCTAATTGTAAAGCCCGTACCGTCGTCAATCATCAACGTCATCGCCTCACCAGCGACCAGACTATCCGTAGGCGTGGATGCCCCGGTCAAAGTCCAAGTTTGGATTGTTCCGTTGTTTGGGTCCAAGGCGGGCGTTGTGCTGCTTAGGGCATATACCGTCTCAATGATGGCGTTGGAGAACTTAACGTCTCCTACGGAGTTGGCAGTAACGACCTTCGACGCCTGCGAAGTGCCGAGCGTTTCGACGTCGTTGTAGTTCAACTCGGCGGCTGTCGCGGTTACGCCATCAAGAATGTTTAGCTCGGAGGTGGTCGCCGTAACGCCGTCAAGAATATTAATTTCTGCCGCAGTCGCGGTGACAGCGGTGCCACCGATTTTCCACTCACCAGACGTCAGGTTTGGCTTGATCGCCGTCGTGCCATCAAGCAGGTCATCGATCTTGTCCATGTCCTCGTTCAGCTTGCCGCCCCAAGTGTCCTCGGACGCGCCGACTTCTGGCTTAATGAGGCCGTAAGTGGTTGTCGTTGTGTCAGCCATATCGCCGCCCCTTATGCCGCTTGCGTCCAAGTTTCAGCCGCGTTGTCGGCGGGAACCCAGATCTCACCAGTATCAGATTGCGGAACCCAAGTCTCCGCCGTGTTGTCGTCTGGCTGCCATTTCTTGACCGCCGCCACGCTCAATATACACGAAATTTGAGAAAGCGCACTAGCAGCACGAAGGCGATTGCTGCCCACTGACAAAGAAAGTGCGCTCGCGGATGTCGCGGATGCGTTGACGATGAAGACCGCCGACGCGGAGGCCGCAGATGTCGCAGAAATTGAGACCGACGCGCTGGACACTCTTACCGAAGCGCACGCTGACGAGGACGAGACCGCAATCGACGCCGAAGCCTGCGTGACCCTTTGGGCCGAAAGCGATGCAGACGCCGCTACTGTTACGGTCGCAGACGCCTCACGGGCGTAGAAAACGCCATCATCAGCAATGGCAAGGCTTGCGACGGGGGATAGTCCAAGCATGGCTGCACCTTACTCTGGTTGCGACTTTTCACCCGCCGAAGGCTGAGATGGCCAGTCAACGTTGCTCGGAAACCCGGCCTGCCCGGTTATGTCGCGCAATGCCTGACGATATGCGACCCAATCGGCTGGGACTGGAGACCCAGTTTCGACACACTTTACCACGATCCAGTCCGTTTGGCGCAAAAAGTCATCACGCTTCCTGCGGATGTTTTCTGACACAATCGACGCAGGCTTTTCTATGATGTCAAAACCGAGAGACCAGACGCCTCCAGCCTCCTGCGGCATGTCATGGTAGACAACTTCGTGCGTCTCATCCTCGACGGGCGGTGTGGGCAGAATATCAACAGGAAAAACGCCATACTCAGCGAGCAGGGCGTCTGGCGCTGGGTCAGGGAAGCTGACCTGCGGATGCTCTAGCATCAAGTCGTTGAGGCTGTACGGGTAAGCCGAGGCAACACCGCTTTTGACTTTCACGAACATGTTCGCCTCCCCTGTTAGGCTGTCCACTGATAATACGAAATCCCGCCAGCACCGCCGCCACCGCCAGCAGTGGTGTCTGTCGCGGGTGATCCGGCCCCGCCGCCACCCGCACCGATCAACCACGCCTTGAGCGTCAGCGTCCCGGCTGGGATGCTATACGATGTGCCTGAAGTCAAAACGACTGCGGCATTGCTGTTTGTCTGGATGACGAGGCAGCCGCCTCCGCCAGCTCCGCCAGCGCGGATTGCCGACAAACCAGCGGCTCCGCCACCCCCACCGCCCAAGCTTCCGGCCCCGCCAGCGCCGCCGTACCATCCAGCGCCGCCACCACCTGCGCCAACCCCAGTTCCGGGTGACCCGTTCTTTTCGTTATTTGGTGTCGCGCCAGAGTCGGCACCAGCGCCGCCTGTTCCAAGCGCAAATCCAGAGCCAGACAGGGCTGTGCTTAATCCCTGAAAATTAATTGCGCTCGCGCCTGCTTGGCCATTGTCGTTGGCCCACGCACCATTGTTGGAGACGTTGATACCGCCACCACCGCCGCCGCCATTGTCGCCACTGGCCCCGCCACCCGTGCCGCCCGTCGCGTTTGAGCTTCCGCCAGATGCGGTCCCGCCAGCAGCGGTGGCCCCAGTATTGTACAGCCCACCGCTCCCGCCGTTGGCCGTCAACGAGATGCCCTTGTACGACAGGGTGCTGGCTCCGCCGCTGGATCCGCTGGCAGCGCCAGATCCGGCTGCCCCGCCAGTTCCTAGGCTGTATGTGACCGAGCCACTAAGCGACGGCGCAGATGCGCCCATGAGCCTTGCAGAAAGCATTATGCGTCCCCAACGCGAGCGCCGTAGATCGTCGTGCCGACCTTCCACAAAACGATGACCGTAAACCCGCTCGTCGCCAGCGTCGGGGCCACACCCCCGTTCGTTTCCCAGACCGGGGCGAGCGTGGTCCATGTGATGGTGTTGGCCGTGCCATCATCAATCATCAGCGTGATGGATTGCCCGGCTGCCCAGTTCACCTGCCCCGGTGTGCGGCTCGCGCCAAGGGTCCACGTCTGGATTGAGCCGTTGTTCGGGTCTAGGTTGACGGTCGTGCCGTCTGTGATGGCAAAAACCTCTTCCGTATAGCCGTCGTTCAGCACGGCCTTTTCTAGCGTCTTGTTCGTCAGTGTCTGCGCGTCGGTCGTCCCGACGACAGCGCCGCTTGGGATGGCCTTTTGCGCCGCAGACCCATCGATGTTGCCCGAAGAGTTGGACAGCACGAAGCTGGACGCCGCAATGCCGCTCAGGGTGTTGCTGTCCGCGCTGATCGTTTTGTTGGTCAGAGCCTGCGCCTCGTCAGGTTGCACAATGTCGGCGGCCAGAGCGGAAACGTACACGACGGCGGAGCCAGACAGGTTTAGCAAAGACCCCGTGCTGGATTGCACCAGAGACCGCGAGAGCGTCGTGCCAGACGACGTGTAGGTGCCCGTCCCGATTTCCCAAGCCGCGCCATCCTCAATGACGTAGCTGACCACGTTTGAGTTGGAGACGCCCGCATTGGCGAACGTCTGGAAGCCAGCAAGCGCAGAGCCGAGCGTAATGGTGCCAGACCCCGTAGTGGCGGTTGTCATCTTCGCGCGGTTTACCAGCTTAGGCATTCATCTCACCTCAATCGAGCGTTACGTCCAGATCACCCGTCGGGATACGCAGAACGTCGCCCGTGTCGATGGTCTTGGACGCGGTCAGCGCAGCATAGGCAATCATGTTGCCGGATGTCTGGGCGTCGAAGATGGCCGCGTGGGTAATGGTGCCCCAGCTTCCAGATGCAGCCGCAAATTCGACAGCGGCGCTGTTCGATGCGTTGTTGCCGCTCACCGTGAATGTGACAGAGGCGCGCCCGTAGTTGTTGCCGCTGACCTCGGTGCCGCCGCCAGTCTCGCCGGGGGCAGCCGTGAACAGGCCGATCCACCATGCCGTCGGGCGGGTCGGAGATCCTGTGGTAAGCGTCCACTGGAGGACGCGCGTTTCAAAGTCGTTGGTAAAGCTCATGGCGCACCTCTCTTGGGTTTCATGACAAGCCCAGACCCGCCGTATTTGGCATCGCTGGAGCTGGTGTTCAGGGCATTCAGGCTCAGGGCGAACAGAGCCTCCCACACTTGGATGCGGGCGTCGTCTTTCAGGTATGGCGCGGAGTGAACCAGAGCGCCATACAGGTAGGCGTCCGGGGCCTCGGTCAGCAGCCAGTTCGTCGCGTTGGTGGAAGACAGCGCGGGCACGCGCCCGTAATACACCAGCGATGCGTTGTAGGTGATGTCGGGCGTCGGGTACAGCTCGATGCCGCCAGCCGTCAGAGCGTAATTCGTCGGGCGGGCTACGCGGTCGTTGCGGTCACCGCGCAGTTGCAGCATTTGAGCCGTGCTGATCGGTGCCACCTCGCTTGTCGGCCCGTCGGTGATCTGCAGTCGGATGGGCTGCAGGAAGTCAGCCGGGATCGCGCTGTATTGCGTGTCCAGTTGGGCCGTGCTGCGCTTCTCCATGCGCCAGTGACGCAGCTCGCGGTCGATCCGGCTTTCGGCCAGACGGATGAAGCTGGGGATGGCCGACGTCAGGTCGTCGCGGTTCAGAAAGTCCGCGACGGATGACTTCAGTTCATCGTACGTTGCAATGGTCATTTCTTCTTCGCCTCGTTGCGGGCCGAAATGGCCTTGGCTTTAGCCTTGGCGTCCGCCTTGCTGCTCGCGCCCCACGCGTTCAGTGATAACAGAAGCCGCGTGGGTTTTCCATCGGCATCACGCTCGGGGCCGGGCATGCCGCCCATTCTGGCCAAGAAGGACGCCCGGCGCGGGTTGTCGCCAGCCTTCACGGGCGGCTTCAGGTTCATGCCCTCGGCCTTCGCGGATGCGCGCCCTTTAGCGTTCAGGCCGCCCTTGGGGTTCTTGCCTTCTGCGCGCTGCCAAGCCGGGGTTTTAGCCATTACTTGCCCTTTTTCGCTGTCTTTGCCGAGGCCTTGAAGGCTGCAGCCGTGGGCGCGCCTTTGGTGCCCGGCTTCCGCATCTTCTCTCCCGACCCGGCCTTGATGCGCTCACGTTTCGCGTGGATGCTGGCGTAGAGACCTTTCATTCCACAATCCCCCAATCTTCGCCCAGCATGTCGGTCTGCGAGGCCAGCCACGGCACCCGCGCACCGGGCGTATTGGCAGCGTCGTCAGGGTAGTTCAGATACACATAGGGCAGCGTCATCTTGCTGTGGGCGTCCGGGCGCTGAAGTTCGAGCCACAGCCCCCTCCCGTTCCAGCCAGAGCGGGCCACACGCTTTCCGTCCTTCAGCGCGGCAAGCGCGTCTCCAAAGTTCATTTCTTACCGCCTTTGGCCATGCACTTGCCAGCGGCTTTGCACTTAGCGGGCGTCGGGCAGCCCTTGCAGGGCATGAACTTCATGGTCGGCTTTTTCATTTCTTCTTCGCCTTTCCTGCTTTGCTGAGTGCGATGGCGATGGCCTGCTTCTGCGGCTTCCCGGCCTTCATCTCGGCGCGGATGTTAGCCGAGATTACTTTCTTGGACGATCCCTTTTTCAGCGGCATCAGTATTGCTCCTCTTCGGGCTGCATGGCGAACAGTCCGCCAGCCGGGAGGGCCAGAAGACCTTTGTTGCGGATAAAATCGCGCAGTGTGTCGTCGAAGGTGCGGCCAGTCTCTGCCGCCCGCTCCCCGACGCGCCGACGGAAAAGGTCCATGAAGGTGCCACGGCTGGTCTGGTCCAAGCCAGTGCGATCCGCCGCGCCCATCCAGAGGGCAGCCTGAGTTTGCGCCGGGGTCAGGCCCAACTCGTCGCCGACTTCCTTCATGAATTCCTCAAAATGCGCGTATTCAGCGTCGTTTGGCTTGTCCGCGTACAGTGACGGGATGTCGAACTCCTGCAGCCCCTGAAGGTCTGCCGCGCCGTCCTTCACAGCCTTCTTCGCGTTAAACGTGATGACGGGCTTGCCCTTCACGTCCTTAACCGCGATGTATTTTGCCGCATCGGGGAAGCGGGCCGTGATGGCGTCCGCTGCAGCCTTGCCGATGCCAGCCTGACCAGACAGGAACTCCGGGTCGTTGCTGGCCATCGCCATGAAACGAGTGAAGTGCAGGTCAGCCGCGATGTTGCGTGCGTTGCCCTTCAGGCTGTTGGTAAAGCCCTTTGGTTTCGGGTTGTCGGTCATGCTGCTCATGGCACCAGAGACGCCCGGCTCCGGCTCGCCAGACCACGCACCCTGACGCTGGCGTGCGTGGATAAGCTCCTGCAGACCCTGCGACTGGTGACCGTACCCAGCAGGGCGCGTGCGGCCAAATTGGCGGGCGTCCTCAAGGTTGGTGATGTCGAGCAGGCCAGCGGCGTACTCGGGGTCGGTCGCCAGACGGTTTCGCATGGCCGACGCGCTTTTGATGTTCGCGGGCACGTTCGACATCGGGCTGCCCGCGCCCATCAGGTCCATGAACTGCGACCATTCGGCGTTGCCAGCCTCTTCGCCCAACTCGCCGACGAACCAGTCGCGCAATTCCTCGGTATTATACCAGTCTTGGCCACGAATATCGGGCGATATGCCCCGCCGGATTGTCTCGAACATGTCTGCGCGCACAGGGTTGTTCGGGTCGCGCAGGGCGGCCAGCGCACGCTCAACTCGCGGCGTCGGGGCTTTCGGCTTGTAGCGCAGGAAGCTGATTTCGCTGCGATCCGGCGCTGCGCCGACGTATCTGGGGTCGTTGCGTGGTGCAAACGGCCCTGCAGGGTCAGCTTCCGGGCGAGGTGCGCCCTTTTTCGGCTTGACCACCGTCGGCGCTGTAGATGTCGTGCCTGGAACTGGCACGCCGCCATACTCGCTGGCACCAAACTGCCGGGCCATGTCGCCCGCAGCCTGCGTGGTGGGCGATCCGCCAAGCAGACCCTCCATAATCGCGGTCGCCGCCGGGCCGCCGACACGACGAGCCACAGCCGCAGGGCCAGCCGCGCCAGCCACACCCGACAGCATGTCGCCCAAGGCTGCCAAACGGTCGTATCCGCCCATATTGGGGGAGAACATGCGCTCGCCAGCCTGCATGGACTGGCCCATAGCTTCGACCGGGTTCAGAAATTGGTTCAGCAGCGCCAGACGCTCGTCAATCCCGCCCGGTAAATCCATGAGGCCCGGCTTGCGTGGGGCGACGCCACGGCTGCGAGGCTCGGCCATGAGGGCCAGATCACGTTGGCGTAGTGCGCGCTCTAGTTCGTCCGCCATGTCAGCCTCTTATCGCATAGACAGCAGGCCCTCTGGCCGCCGCAGGGGTCTCGGTGACGTCACGCGCTGCGTGCCGTAGGTTCCAGTTGCCGGGAGAGCTGACCCGGTCATCTCTTCGTATTTCGCGCGGATCTTGGGGATGTAATCCCGCGACTGCTCGGGAAGATCCTCAAACCTGCCGTTCCAGCGCATGGCGTTGGTCGGACCCCAGTTGTAGGCCGCCAGCGCGCGGTCGATGTCGCCGCCCGTCAGGTCGAGCATGGCGCGCAAATAGTCATCGCCCATCAGATAGCTCAGGTCAGGCTCGTAAAGCAGACCCTGAGCCGCCGCCGGGGTGCGCTCGGTGACAGGGTAGCCGCGCTCTTCTGCCCGGTCGAAGATGTTTCTAACATCATCGCGCGGGTTCATGGCTGTCTCTGGCATGAGCTGCGTCAGGCCAGCCGCGCCCTTCTTGGAGACAGCCATCGGATCGCCGCCGCTTTCGGCGTAGATCAGGGCGTCGAGGAGAGCCTTGAGATCGAACTGTTCAGCCATCAGCGCCGCTGCCCGCTCTGCGCGCGCATCATCGCCTCTTGGATGATCTGCATCAGTTGCTCGTCCGACATCGCGCCCACAGGCGGCAGGGTCGTCGTCGTGATGGCACCCGGAGCGTACGGGCTGGGCGCGGGAGCCGCAGGCGTCGGCGATGACGAACCTCCGCCCATCATCGGGCGGGGCATCGGGCGTGCGTCTGCCAGCCGATCCTGATAACCTTGCGGGCGGATGCCCAGAGCATTCAGAAACCCAGACAGCGGGCCGCCCTCGAAGGTCTGCCCCGAGCGTCCAGCGCCGCCGCCGTCCAGCATGTCGAGCAGGCCGAGAAACTTTTGCTGATCCATGAGATCCTCCGTTTGCGGCACTTTACCAGATCGACCGCGCGTTGGCTATATCGTCACGCCACGCCCTTCAGACCGCGACGGATCGGCTTCGACCAGTTGGCCGTCGGCGTGCCCAAGGCCGTCGCGGCATCCCCGGCGAAACTCAGGAACACGGCGTCGGCCAAGTCAGGAGACCGCAGACCGCGCCGCCGCATGTCGTCCTTGCTCTCGGCCTTCACCTTACCCGTGGAGCCGAAGCTGTAGCGGATCGATGTCAGCTCTGCCAAGAGGGCCGCATTCTTCGGCAGTCGCGCCGTACGCTGCTCCAGCCAGCCACGCACGCGGAAGATCAGCTCCGTCCGCAGGTTTGAGTAGGTGTTGCCGAAGGCGGGAGCCTCGCTGACGTTCACGCCGCGCACGGGCATGCCCAGCTCACGCATACGGTCCACGACACCCGACCCGAGGCCGATGCTGTCGACCAATATCTCCACGGGCCGCTGGTTGGGCATGAGGGCGTCGTAGTACGCCTTCACGCGGCCCGTGGTCGCCATAAGGTCCAGACCCTGCCAAGCTTCGATATCCGTAATGACGTTGCCCGTACGGCGCACAAGCACGGTCCTGTCGCTGCCGAAGCGGGCCACGTCGAGCGACCAAACGGGGCGGATGTTGGACGAGACGACCACATCCCGCTCGACAGCCGCCTCGGCCAGATGCAGGGGGATGATGGTGTCGTCGTCGCCGAGGGGGAACTCGCCCAACACGCGGATGCGGTAGGCGTTGCTGTCCTCCCCGTAGCGCGTCTTCATCTCCTCGACGAACTCTTTGGACACGCGCTTGCTCTCAATGCACGACCAGTGCAGCGTGTGCCAGTGATCCGCCAGCCGTGTGTGCGTCTCGAAAAACGTGCCGCTCGTCCGCGTCGGGTTCCCGGCCAAAATCGTCACCGCGCTGTGGCCCGACATCGAACCCGAGGCCGCCTCGAAGACTTGTTCGGGCACACCCGAAGCCTCGTCCACCACCAGCATGACGTTGTCCGAGTGAACCCCGGCCAGCGCCTCGGGCTGCTCGGCCCTCGACGTTCTGGCCGAAATAAACGCCTCGCTGGCAGCCGCGATCAACTCGACGCGGTCGGTCTTCACCTCCAGCAAAACCTTCAAGGCCTCGGGCAGCTCGTTGATCCACCTCTTCAGCTCGGCGAACAGCGCGTCGTACAACTGGGCCGTCGTGGGGGCCGTCACCACAACCTTGTTCGGGAAGCGGAACAGCACGAACCACAGCATGCTCCAGCTCAGCGACGTTGACTTGCCCGTGCCGTGGCCCGACCTGACCGAGATCTTGCGCTCGCCCCTGCCGACGGCTCTCAGCAGATTGTCCTGATACGGCTCCGGCTCGGCACCGAGGATCTCGCGCACAAACAGACCCGGCCCGTCTTCCGTCGTACCGTACCGTACGATCATCTCCTCGAAGGGGTTCTGCGCGCTCACTCTTGGCCACCGTCACGCTCGACCGGGTTGACGGTCGCGTCGATCACGATGCCGCCGTCGCGGTGCTTCTTCAGCGCCTCCAGATGCAACTGGTTGACGTTAATGGTCACGTTGGGGCCGTTGTTGTTCTGGCGGAAGCGGTTCGGGTCGTTGACCGCCGACAGCCACTTGCGAACGTCAATACGCTCCTTGGCCACCGCAACCTGCTCTCGGGTGATGTTGGGCACGCTCGCCATGCCGTCGGCGATGTCGAGGGCCTCGTCGGCCAGCTTGTCGGCGTACTCGCTGCGAGCCTCCAAGATGACCGCCTTGTAGTCCGGGTGTGCATTCAGGTGTCGGCTCAGGTAGCTGCGGCTGCAGCCCAGCTCTGTCGCCAGATCAGATATCTTGCCGCCCTCGGCGATGTAATCCTGCAGCCACTCCGGGCCGCCGCGCCCGTCAATCTCTGCGAGCAGCTTCTTGCGTAAGGCTTTGCCTGCCATCGTGCGTCTCCCGATCTCTCTCTGACCCTTTTTAGCAGAATTTTCAAAAATTTTTCAAGGCAGTTGACTTTATGGGCGGGGGTGGGGGTTGGCTTTTGTGAGAGTGGTGGTTGGATGTGTGTGGGAGTGCAGAAGCAGCCGCCCCCCGGTTAACCCCCTAGACCGGGGGGGGCCTCGGCGCAAAAGCCCGCGAAACCGCGTCGCCATAACGCGAAAGTCCGATAATCTCCATTATGTCATATGCAACCTTGTGCATAAGCGTGTGATATCAATAGGTTAGCGATATGAGGCCTTGGCGATGACATTATGCGGGCCGATATCCGCCCGATAGGTCCAGATTGGTGCATCGTACGAAGCATCGGTGAGGTATCTGGATACCCCATCCGACCCCTCGGCTCGCCCGCCCGCGCGTGAGGCGGCGTGTCTGTCGCGGCCCCATACCATCTCAATACCACGACCATACCATCACCATACCAATCACCGCCTCTTCATCGCCATGTACTCGAACACCCCGTCACCCACCTTCTTGCAGAAGAGCAGGCATATGCCCCTATCGCTCGCGGAGAGGGCCGAGAAACGGTGTACTCCGCCGCAGTGTGGTCCCACATGGTAAACCACAAGGTCGCCCCTCTGGCAGCCCTCTAACGCGCGGAAAACGGCATCCGACTTTGTCTCCCCCGTGATGTAGATCTTCTCGCGCATCAGATGTCCTCCAACATGTCGAAGTCCGCATCCAGCTCACTCGGCTTACGACGGACTGCCTTCACTTCCGCTCCGGGGAACGACAGCTTCACCGCGTTGACCAATCCGTTGCGATGCTCATGCAGCGCCACCGCCACCTCACGCATGGTATGGATCGCAATGCCGGGCCGCTTGGCGTAGGCCGCAGGCCACTCTCTGCCATCCTCAATGATGCCGTACACCACGCCCTCATACTCATGCTCCCAGATCATCGGATCGGACACAGGCACGCCAGCCGCCGTCGCCTCGGCGTCCATCGCCTGCATGCCCCTGATGCACACCTCCACCCAGAACTTCACCTTGTCCGCATCCTTGGCATCGATGGCACCATTCAGGCCAGCCATCGCCTTGCCCCACTTCGCCGCGCTCTCGACCGACACCAACTCGGGCAGACGGTCCACGCCCCACTTCTTGTCCATCTCTCTCGCCGCGTGATCGAACGGTGCCAGCGATAGGTCCGCCCTGATCTCCTCCGCCGTCGCGCCTTTGGTCAGGATGCGGTCATCCTTTTTTTTGCGTGCTGGTCTCTGCGCCATCGTGTGTCTCCTCTCTGGCCATCTTTATGTTTACTCACCTCACCCTCAAGTTAGGGTCAGCAAAACCCTTCCTCAGGCCCCTAAACCCCCCTTTAGGGGGGTAGGGGCTTGAGGAAGGTGTTTGACCTAACTTTTATACTCACCTTTCCTCAAGTTTTCCTCAGGTTCAGACGCAGCCTGAGGAAGGTTTGGGACGACGTAAATCGGTATCTGCCTGCCCTGTCTGGTGTCGTTGTCGTATGCCTTTTGTATCGCCCCGACGGCCAGCATGATCTCAATGGCACGCTCAGCTGAATCGCGCTGTTCCGGCGCTGGCAGGATCTCCCACTGCATCGCCCTGATGACCGCGATGCCAGCCCACTTGGGAGATTGCGCCGAGGCCCTGATCAAGCCCTCAGAGACCATCAGGTCTGTGATGCGATGCATGTCCTCATCTGACAGCATGATGACGCTCTTCTTGGCACGCTCCTGCTCTGCGCGCTGCTCGTCCAGCATCCACTGCTCGATCTGCGCCTCTACGGCCCGCAGAGCCACGATCTGCAGCCTGACGGCCTCCAGCTTTGATTTGTGTGATTTGTTGCCAATCAAGGCGTGCGTGGTTACGCTGTCGATCATTGCGACCTCCGTCCGGGTTGTGATCAGGAGGGCGGCCATTGCAGTGGCGCGCCCTCCACCTGAGTAAGCCACACGGGCGGCGGCAGGTCAACCCACCACCACCCGCGCGTTATGCATCTTGTGAGGTGAGGTTAGACCTCCCAGCCAATCTCTTCGGCGGCCGCCTTCAGCGCCTTGAGCGTTTTCCGCGCCATGCGCTCGCTGAACAGCATAACCATCCCTGGCGCATCATTGGGGTTCTCCTGCCAAATGCAGATGCTGGCCGCCCCGTCAGTTTCGACGGTCACGTTGTGCTTTTTCCCGTCTGACTTGATAATTTTATGCATCTCACACCTCCCCGATCATGGTTTCGTCGCACTCGCCGCAGACGAGCCGCATGCTGGCCTTGGCCCACGCCTTGTCGCCGCAGCACGGGCAGGTGAACTTGACCTTGCTCAGGTCTTTCTTCTTCTCGGCGGCGGCTCTCGGCTGCGTGAAGTACGGGAGCGAGAAGCCGTCGGCGATCAGCTTGTGCATGGACACCTCGAAGGCCCCGCCCTCCTCGACGTAGTGCGTCATCTGGCGTCCCGTCTGCTTGCCGCCCGGCTCGCCCGTGTTCGAGGGGATCAGGCCCACACGCTCCATGAGTTTGACCCACTCCTTGTTGTGGTGGCCCTTGGAGCCGGGCG